GAAATAGCTAATACTTTTGTCATGTGTAAAATATCCTTTCGATTTGTTTTGACATAAAAATAGCAAGAAAAAAAGTAAAAGATCCTAAAATCTTTTATCCCTTCCTATTATGTGCCAAGTAATTTCTGCGAAATCCGCAAGCAACAAAATTAGGCTACCGCCGAAGTTTCCTCTGAAACCTCAGGCGATAAACCTAGAACAACTTGATAATCGGTTGGCATATCATCAACAATTTCATTGATGTCTCCAACTTTCATAATCTTCTTCAAACCTTCGAGAGCGACTCTGTCATAATATGCAAAGTCAACATCATCGTCTTTAAATTCCGCAGATTGCTTGAACTTAAATCCTTTCGTGCCGGTTACTGACTTGAATATTTCATTGTCTTCGGTCCATAATGCTTCTTCTCCAGTTAGAGATGCATAAATAGATCCTACTTTACCAACGAACTCTTTACCAAGATAAATATGGCCCTTCGATTGTTTGGTTAGGAAGAAATCTTTTTCCTCAATACGTTCTTTAGTCCATACTCGTTTCAACAAATATGGGTTCAAGAACTCTGCTCCTGTTGGAGACCAGCTATCATCTTCAAGCTGAGCAATATAAACTGCGTTATTAATTAACGCCATACGTTTGTAAGTATGCTCGTGCTCAAATTTATAATTGTATTGAGGGAGCGCTCCAAATTTATGAACGAAGTCAATAATGTAATCGTCCACATTTGGAATCTTAATTGAGTCTGTCTTAATATGAGCAACCTCATATCCTTCGTCCTCAACAGCAAAGCGTAAGTCGACCATAAATAACGCGCCACGTTTAGCAACAATGTTGTCAACGTTTGATGGGTGTTTGAATTTATTATCGAACTTAGCCGAAGTCATACCATATACAGAGTTGATTACAATCTTCAACGCGGTTACCAATGGTTTGATATATTCAGGATTATCCAAGAACGGTGCTAGGATACCATCAAACATTTGTTTAACCTCGTCGATCTTGTTATGTTTAAGCAATACACGAACTTTAAGCAAGTCGGCATATCGCTGAGTATATGGTCCAAAGTAATTCATATTCACGAGACTGTTGGGATGCATGGACTCGACGTCAAGCAATCCAACGTTCTTGTAAATACCTGGTTTAGCATACACATATCCACCTTCGCCGGTCTCAATACCACGATATGTGGATTTACCAAACTCATAGACATAACCAGGGAATGTCTTAGACAAATCAACATAGTTAAATTTATCTTGTGGACGTGGGTCGTTACCGAAGATAAATAATGCAGTCAACTGATTATTGGTCGCATTCATAGATCCACGGGAAATGGTTGCTAGAATTTCACGAGCAACATAATCGGCATAAACAGCATCAAACAATTTCTCAGTAGCATCGACGTCATTAACACAGTAGTCAACAACGACTGGCACTAAATGATCTGGTACTGGTTGATCCCAAGGGATTTCCATTTCCACGTGTTTGATACCGAGTTCAACTTCCCATTTCTTCAGCGACTGTTTCTTCTGGCTGTACTCGTAAATATCAGCATAGCTAATTTCATAAGCGGCTGCATACATTCCAGTCTTTGCGTTCTTCTCGTTGATAATACGATGGGACTGTTGGAACAGATCCATTTCGCTACCGCCGAGAAGTCTTGCATAAAGAATATGGTTGTCGTATCGTCGATTGTTAAATCCTACGAGAGGGAACGAAAGCAAGTATTCAATCTGCTCAGGAGTCGGATTGATCCATTTAACGAATTCGTCATCTCCGTATTTCTTCCAGACTACGACAAACAGATTTGGATATACCTCAATATCAAAGAACACTAATTCTTCTTTGGGATATATCTTTGTGAACCCTGTAAGTCTATCCTGGATTTTATCTTCGTTCTCATCTCGAAGTGTAGACCAAGGAATTTTCTGAACAACCTTCAAACAGTACTCACGATTATTTGTTGATTTTAATGCTCGCATCATACAAGCATGTCGTAAATCATTCAAGTCATATTCAAGACCTTGATCGTGAGCCTTCTGAATTTCATGAGCAATCCAATCGATAGTCGGTTTAGTATTTGGATGTGATGGTTCCTTACCTTCAATCATACCCAACTGTCGTTTTACAAAATTACGTAATACCTGTTCTGTATACACAATATCTTCTATCTCGCTATACACCACAGCCTCCTTCTCTCTTAGTGGGAGACCTGAGGATATATGCGCGATTTCATAATCATTGGCTTTCATGTTGATACGTCGCAGAGAAGACTTCCCACGATATACCTTGATCTCCACATCCTCTTCGACCAAATTAGATAACTCATTCACATTACCGTCATAAATATAATGCAAGTGAATACCGTAGCCTGATTTGGATAGTTCAGCATACGTCGGAGGGAACTGTCGGGCTGCTTCCTTGTTCAGTTCCAAATCCTTCTTGCCTGTTTCTGGGTTCTTTTTATCTAAGTCAATAATAACATGACTCAGCGGAACTTTAACCCAGTGAAGTTGTTCCGTGTCAATATCTGCTAGCACAGTCTTAACGTCATCCCACTTCGCTAAAGGATTACCTTTCGAATTTGCGGGTTGTGCTGGGAATGCTGCTGCGATACCATTAAAATATGTCGGGTTATCCAGAAACGTGAGCCAATCTTCTTTTGCCTCATCAGAATGTACGAATCGACCGTCGGTCTTGTCTCCGAGGCCTTCTGGATATACGACTTCCCATTTGAATCCGCGATATAAATTCTTGTAACGAATATTATCAATCCGAATCTCTGTATGAAACTCGTCGAAATATCGCATGAGCTCTTTCTTGATCTTGGCCTTGTATCCTTCCGTCTTGAATCCGAGATCTTCCAGATACTCTTTGTACATCTCGGCAACACGTTTAAGTGTAATATCCTTACCGATCTCCATAGCATTACTTCGGACAAAGTCAAATATGATGTCCGTATTTACAGCCATCTCAATATCGAAGTAGTCATCATAGAAAGAATAACCAAGTTCTTTGAAAGTATCCATAGCCATCGAAGCAATATACGGAACCTCATACTTAACCCGATCAAATAATGCATCATACTCTTCGTGTGTGAATTTACGACCGCTAGGATTTACTACAACAGCCCGTCGTGTAATCCCTGAGTCAATATTCCTGACACGATATCGTTGGTTTGACGCGGTTACCAATAATCCACTGAATGTTACATCATATGGTTCTTTGTATTTCTTATTGACAGATATGGTTTCATGAGAGGTCAGTTTCAACAAGGGGGTATCATTACTGATCCTGGAAATATCCGTATCGTCGTCAATCAACAAAGGAACCTCTCGGATCTGTCCCGTTGCAAATGGCCCACCGCTCGTCAGCTCTCTCAAGTCGATAGGAGCATGGTACCCATCGAATATCATCTTGAATACTTTAAGTACAGTACCTTTACCAGATCCTTTTGGTCCATACAAATACATGAATTTCTCGATACGATCCATTTTGTTCATAAGCAAAGCGCCCATAAACCATAGAATCTTTTCAGCTTCATTTGGATCATACAACGTATATATCAATTCTTTAAATGCCGGGCAGTCACCACTCACCGGAGTGTATGGTAATTTAACAGTTGCATAATCCTCTCGCCTAATCTTGTGATCGGCAAACAATATGCGTCTGTTGAAGTTGGTTTCAGGTTGCCAAAGGACTTTAATATAATCAACAAACAATTTGTACTTGCCGGCTGACGCTTTACGAATCTCTTTAACCTGAATCCTAGCTGTTGGATGTTCGGCTTTTATTTCATGATACTTTCTCCACAAGATCGAGTCGATACAATCAAATAAATAGTTCTGGTCCATTATCCATTCGTTTCCATCCCAGAAAGCAAAGAACGAAGAACCTTTAATAACCAAGTCTTTAATATCACCAAACAAGAAGTCTGGAGATATGACATAATCATAAACTCTGTTGTTACTGAAGTTTTGCTCGACAGTGACGTCTAAAAAATCAAACTTCACCGAAACCCTCCTTTTCTATCGTATTTTGTGAGTTGTGGCATATTTCAGCCAGTCAGACCGATTTCAACCAAATCCGACGATTTTCATCGATTTTGACCAATAGTCCCCATTCTCCCCTCTTCTCCTATTGTTTATATATATTATAAGCTTTTAACTCTTGATGTAAACAATGTAAAAACAGGGTCGATTGGGGGGATTAGGGACTCACAACCCCTAAAGTACCCTCAAAATCACCGAAATATGCCCAAAAACCACCCAAAATAAGGCATTTTCAAGCTATTTCGGCTCCGCCCCAAAAACCCTTAAAAATTTGGGGGATTTTGGGGGACTGTTATTTTGAGCCATTTTAGGCCCATTTTTCCTATAATATCATAGTAATTTAACCGCGATTTTAGCCCGAATCAACCCTGATTTTCCCACAATATTATAGGAAATCCGGCTGATTTAGACGATATAATTGACGATTTTACCCTCATTTTTGGCTGATTCATAGTCCAAATCACCAATAACAAACCCATTTATGCGTCGTTTTCGATACATATATAGGTCATCTTCTAGCGGATTCAGGTCCAAACCAGCACAAATATCATAGATATGGACTCCATGAACAGTTGAAAATCGTACTTTATAGTGCATTTTCTCAAGGTTTTCCCACTCAATTCCATGTTGCATGAACGGATTATCACCATCTAATCCTAAAGAATCCTTGATCAAGCCCCGAATGATCGCAGTTCTAGGCTTGCGCATCCACTCAGGATAATAGTCAGAATGATGTTTAGAATATGCGTCAGAGATCTCCAAGAAGAAGTTAATAACGTCAATAGCTTCCACAATATTCTTCAACTTGAGAACCTTTACAACGTCTGTACGACGATCTGCATACATCTCAAATTGGATTGTAGTGGGGTCTGTAAGTTTGAAATACATCTTCCCATAGATCTTTGCCAATTGATACTTATCATACTTACGCACTTCGAAGTAGAATTTACGCAAGTACTCCGTGAAGTTGATTTTAATCAGATCTGTGGTAGGCTTAACTACGACCATCGTAATTTACCTCCGGATCATCATAATCAGCTGACTCCATTACTGTGTTAGTAGCCAACAGTACCTTTCCAAGTTCCCGCCAATATGTTAAAGATGGCCTAACAAGATATTCTTTCTTCAAACTATCATCCCCCCAACATGAATGCTCTGTCTGAAGAACATCTTCGAAGTTAACATCAACACCTCTAGAGAACATATGTCGACGGATCTCAATATGATGAGGAATGTCCAGGGCATCCTTTAGTAACCCACGAACAAACCGAGCTTTAGGTTCGCGCATCCATTCTGGAATAAGATCTTTGGCCAATCCATGTCCGATTTCGGCAAGCATGGTGAAGAAATTCACAACGTCAACGAACATTTCTGGAGTAAGTCCGTCTAGAACTTTGTATTCGTATCGACATTGATGGAAGCGATATTTGAATTGGACCTGTGTAGGATTCTCGATCACAAAATACATCTTGAACTCAATCTTATCGAAGTATTCGAGATTGCTTGGACGTAGAATTTGAGTAAGTCTACGGAAGTAAGCCGAGATATCAACCATATAAATGTCGTTTTGGGTAGTCATCTTAATACCTCCTATTCCTTAAACCTTACGAATGAACTGATTAATATCCAATGTTAGATAATCACTTTTGTAAATCTGCTCAAATTTGATGATTAGTTCACCATGATTAGAAATCTGAACGGAAGTAATCCGTCCGTTACGAGTACCTACGTCCCAAAAGATATTGGCAGTAACCCCTACGGCGAACCGCTTAGTTACCTCAGTAATATCTACAAGATCTGTGATTGGTATAGAGATTTCGTATTCATATACATCGGGATCTTCAGGATCAATACCAACTGAGAAAACTGGACCTTTGGTTTCCAGCATTTCAGTATCCACATTGATAAGTGTTTCAATACGAGCAAGAGTATTACCATATTTAATTGACTTAAATTCCTTGAAATGGAAGATGTAGATATCACCAATATATGGAATGATAGAGTCTAATGAATATAACAGATCGTCTTTGAACGTGTTCCATGTGCAATCTTCGAAAGAATATAACGTGTCAGGTTTACCATCAGTTTGAACAGCAAACTTATCAGCTTCTTTCTGCACTTGAGCACAGACTTTAATACCATCACGCGAGTGTTTTACCCACAAGACATCGTTCATATCGATGTCAAGAACCTTTAATACCATACCATACCTCCTTAAATAACTTCACGGACAATTAATCCGTGTTCACGAAAAATAGGCTTAAGATCAAAGTCTTTACCCACCATAATAACATCTTCACCAGGTTTAGTCTGATGATTGTCGAACCATAATATGAAGTTTTGTTTCATAGGTTCATTGTCAAATACCAAAATCTTACGATTATGATGTCGCCACTGCTCCAAATCATTAGAAGCTAACCCCAAATGAATAATCAAAACGTTTTGAATACCATTATCCACAATATTGACATTCCCCAAGGAAGGGATATTGCCAACAAAGTCGACTTGGGAAGCACGTGAGCTAGCCAATATAGATGGTTGTTTAGCAATGTATAGCTTAACCATGCTAGCATCATCGGGATATTCGTTTGTGGTGAAATGAGCGTCGTATAAACTTCGCCAACCAATAACATAGTCCTTAGCCTCAATAGGATAGTGGCCGCAGATACGTTTGTAATCTGCAACCGTCAAATATCCCATAGTCTTCAGAACTTTCAGTAAGACGCTTTTCAAATATGACGTCTTTTCCATACCAGACTTAAATTTCATTTAGCAGCTCCTTTTATTTGATTGTAGGTTCAAATTTCATGTCGCGAATGATTTCTTGGTTTTGTTCCCGGATATCTTCGACCATAAGATCAACGGCAGCATCCAATAGTCGAACGCGTTTACGGTTGATAGCAGCATCTTTAAGCCGCATGGTGTTCAGAGTAGAAGTGTCATACAGGTGTAAGTTGTTAGGCACAATTTGCTTGAGGTGCATTGGATGGAAGAAAATATCATCAGATGCTTTAGGACTCGTGTAGTCCAGGGCACGTTTGTCAAATCCAAACATGTAGTCTTCTAATTTTACTTTCTTATTAGCAGCTTTACGCAGCTCGGCAACAGAAATATAGTCACCACGGTTCAATTTGTCCAGAACATACATATACCATAGAACTTTTTGTCCTTGCGCGGTAGTGTATTGTTCGTCGGTCATACCCGCGTTAGCAGCGTGCACAGCCTCATCATTGAAATGTTTTGATTTGATAACAGGTAATCGAGTAATATCATACTTCATTAGTTTCTCCTTTATTTTAACGTAATACTACGAGAAGATTTGCTCGTAGATCCCACAGTAACTTCCGTGTGTCTTCCTCGCCTACGATCTCGCTTCGTAGGATAGTAGAGTCCAGGAGTTCTTTCAACTTCCTGGCAGCTTCAAAGATTTCGGCATCGTCCATATTCGAGACGTACTTATCTTTTATTTCGTCCATTAGTCTTTCCTTTCCAATTATATGTATTGTACTCAGAATGGTCCAGCTCCTGTTGGTAGCGTGTTGCGTCAACAATATAGAAGTTCTTGACATCAACAGGACCACCCGGAGTAAATGTGCAGTCTAATGGTTTAGAATCCAGAATATCCAAACGAGTTAAATGAGGCTCATCCGGATTATTCCAATATCTAACCATTGATAAATTAATTACAGGTAGGTTTGTACCTTGACATGATGCGATTTCATTACCATCAGATTTGTATTGTACGAATTTATATGTAGTTGCATACTTCCTGAATATAGTATCAATGAAATCTTCTGAGTCATCAGCCTTGAACAATTCCTTAACCATGTCCAACAGTGATTCAGATGTCTCAAATATAAACATCCGATGATCATTGTCAGTTTCTGAGATCACAAGATACGGACAAAGCATGTATTTGTCTTTACCCATATTGATCTTGATAAGATTATCCCCGTAAGCTATCCCCACCATAATATTGGGTCTAGCCTTGGATAATTTGGTCCAAAACATGAATTTGTAGCCCTTATAATAGTCCTCATTTAAGACCGATAGATCGCTTTCTGAACACTTTCTAAGTACGTCCGCCCTTTCTATCGAATAAGGAACTACATAGTCGTTAAACGCCATTATATAGCCTCCTAGACCCCTTCTAGCGGGTTAGTTTGTCCCAAAGGTCATCTCCAGCCTTTGGATAGATAACAAGTCCATCATTTGATCCCCATTCGTCATACACCTGACGTCCGAAAGTTAAATACCCTGCATGAGTTTTCTCCATAGGATAGATATAGCAGAATGTGTTGATGGATTGGATTGTGAATTCAGAATTACATTTCATGTTAGAGATCATGCGATTCATTAAGCCCTCAGGACTGGACACAATCTCTCGTGGAATGCAGACAAGAACCTCTCCCTCATCTTTCCTCTTGGCCAGGAAGAAATTATGAGTAGGCACGTCACCATTCTTGTATTCCTTAACAGTAGTAATACGACTACCGCCGCATAATACAAAATTGTATCCACGCGCAGAATATACGTCTGTAAGGCTTCTAGAAAACCCTTCCACAACGCAATTATCAGATTCCGATTCGGATGCTTCCCATCCTTGGTTATATGACCGAAGAGCAGGAGTACCATTTCGCAAATACATGTGTTTCAAGTCATAACCGTTGATCAGTCGATAGTGACTCAGTTTGTATTTGTCTTTAGTTGTCCACATGATCCAAGTAGGCATTAAAGCCCACTCGATCTCTGTGACGATATTGTGCAACCAGTTTTTAAATGACTCAAATGGTTCGATAAAAGCTGATCGAATACCTTCTTTGATGTTGTCAATAATTTCACTCATTAGGTTAGTCCTTTCTGAAAATATGATGCGATGTCTCGCGTAGTAATTCAATTCCTAATGTTACATTCCGATTAATGGATTGTCTAGATCATTGTAAATACAGAACGATCTAATATGCGTTGCAGTATTTCCAAATAAGTGCATTGCGTTTCTAGAAAGTTTAGTAACATCTAACTTAGTCAGATTTACAGTACTAGATCGACCGCCAGTCGTATACCCAGAAATAATCATTTCGTCGGAATCCGTCAATAAGTCCCCAACGAAAGCTATATAGACGAAGTCGGAATCTCGTAAATGGATTGCTCCACTAGCCCCCATACAACGGAAAGAATATACCTTCCCGTCTTTCTTAATGATTAGACGATTAATCTTCCGAGTCATCATCGTCATCACCATCCTCGTTCTCGTCTAGTTCAACGAATCCAACTTCGTGTTCAATCCGTTTGTTATATTCATCCCATAGTGACTTAGAATCATCGTAGTCAGATTTAGGAAGTCCAAACATACCGAACGTGTCGTCATAGTTTGGCTTATTAGTGCGTCCACTTTCCAAATATGAGATAAAGGTATCATGAGTAACCGCGTCAAAGTCTTCGAATTCAATCGACATCTTATCGAAAATGAATTTCAGATACTCTGTCGCAGACTTCTTACCACCTTCGACATGTAGGTTTTCGGCAAACCAAATAAGCAGCTCGCCAATACTTGCCCAGTTAGAATATTTAGATGCAAACCCAAAGTATTCTACACGCTTGTCAATCAATTGTTGACGGATATTGAGCAGGGCAATGTTTTGTTTGTTAGGAGTATATTCCCAAGCAAAGATAGGTGCAAAGTCATCAATAAGTTTTGAATTATGGATTCCTGCACGGTCAAGAACTAACGCGCAATAGTAGTCATAGCTATCTTGCGTGTCTTTGTCGTAGATCATACGTTTATACTCCATTTCATTAGCTTTAAGCGAGCGGATTGTGTACATCATATCGTCAATGACCTTACGAATTTCTTTCGCAGATCGTTTGTCACGATAATTCAGGAATCGATCCTTCATCTCAAATTCATCGAATTTACGAACTACAGAAATTGTATCACCTTGTCCGTCAGGCAAGTCAATAACCTCTTCAGTCATTGGATCGTATTCAATCCCAGCAGCATTTTCATATGGAGTGATGTTGCGGATAATCATACCGTTTTCTTTACGCCAGGCATGTCCATCGCCAAATTCAAGAGGGTCTTGGTCTTGTTCGATATCGCGTTCAAGATCCATCAGGGCATCACGCTCGTCGAGACGTTTTTCAATCTCAGCAGCTTCATGTGCTTCTAACAGTTCTTCGTAAGAAAGACCATCTTCTTCCAACTTCTTTTCTTCCTTATACCATTTATAGAGACGGTAACCGGCATAGCCGATACCCGCCACTAAAACAGTATATCCCAAAATCTTCAAGTTTCTATTCATTATTGGAATATCCTTTCATTTTTTAATTAAGCTTGTTCGTCTGCTTCTGCATAGATGTTTGGAGCGTAACGGTTGCGTGGGCGTTTCCAGCGAACATATGTTTGTGGAACCATAGCTTTAGCTTCTTCATCCCACATATCAAATGTATCCCATTCAATATAGAATTGATCGGTATCTGACCAGAAGAATGGTAGGGCAGCAGATGGTACTTCAAAGCCAAGTTGTTCCAACACATATGGGAATGTTAATTCGCCCCATTTAGCCATTTTAGGAATTAGGATTTCATTGTAGATTTCTTGGATTGTGCGTTCATTGTATTCTGGTTCGCCAGGTGCGTTGAGGTTAGAATTCTTGAAATATGCGCCATAGAAAAGCCCTTCGCTAGGTACTTCAACAGTAGTTTCGATTTCATTTCCATCTTCATCGGTGATTGTGATTTTACGAGTATCGTGAGGAGTATCAAGACGCTTAAATGTTTCTTCGTCAAGGAGTTCCTTAGCACGTTTGCGGTAGCGTGAATGTTCTTCTGTGATTACCGCGAGAGCAGCCGTAACAGCTTTGAGGCGATTGTTCTGAATAGCGTATGAAAGTCCAATACAAGCGACACTAGTGACCCCAAGCAAAACAGGAACAGCAATGTCTTTGGCAACCTCAGTAGCGATTTCAACTTTTGATGGGACAATTCCATCCTCCTTCATTTCCTCAAATTTTTCAAGAGTTTTGTCTACCTTTTTGGCAGCTTGGTAAGATGTTACAGCAGTAGCAACGAGGCCTACCCCTCCAGCGATAACCAATGCAAGTGGTGCATGTTTGATTCCAAAGTTTTTAGCAGCAACCAGTCCGCGACGTGAGTTCTTAGCAAGGTCTGCAAAATTAATTGATGGTAATTTCATTATGTGTTCTCCTTTTATAAAATAGTGTTGATAACTTCATTTGATTCTTCTTTGAGAAGAGAATATCCGCAGATATTTGATAAGATAAATGATGAGTTAGCTCGAACCTTTCGCTCTTTATTAATATGAGCATCGTGTTCAAATTCCAAAACCCCATCATTAATAGCCAATCCAGTAACATTACTGAATAGCAAAGGTTGTTGATTTTGATGCGTGTGTTTCTGATAAATCCTAACCCGCATATGTTTCCTCCTGTAGTACTTTTCCGTGTTGGGCACGTTTGATAGCCGCATCACGGTATTCGTCCACAATATGTTTGTATTGTAGATATGTAGACGGCGTAAATCCGTGTTTGTTCTGCAGATCTTTGATTCGTTGTCGTACATCACGTAAATGCGTGTGCATGGATTTGAAATCAAATACATCTGCGCTATTGATCATGCCAATAGTCATTCCGGATACCTGGTTCTGCTTAATTGATATTTGTTCTTCTTTACGCATGAGATAATCGATGAGAAATGCGTACTCCGTTTCTGGAGTCCAATGCAATGAATAAGAGTTGATTTTGCGTACTGCAACCATAATTAAGCCTCCTGCTTTTGTTTAATAGCGATCTTACGAATATCGGCACGTTCAAATACATGCTCGACAGTTTCGTTAATTTCAACCAAATGTTCAACAATTGTAACAGTGGTTTCGCTTCGAGAATATGTCAATCGCAATTCCTTACCATATTGGTCTTTAGGAACATAGTTAAAATATTCACGACTACCATCGCGAAATATAACGTCAATCTTGATAATCATTTGGGCCTCATTTCTTCAACCAAGCAAACGCTAGAATGATCCAACCAACAGGGCCAATGCAAAGTAAAAATAGTGTAGCAAGTAAGTTTTTCATTTTAGTTTCCTCCGTTTATCTTTTAATCCAATCCATGAATATGAGTAGCCAACCGATTGGACCACAAGCGAACAAATAAAAGTATGCGATATAGCGTCTCATTCTTCGTCCTCCACATATTCAGATCCGAACACACCAATTCGAATTCCGTCTTCCTTACAAATAGCATCGAATGCGAAATATGATTGTACACATCCAATGACATAACCAAGTCCTACCAAACCAATACCAATAACGAATTTCTTCATTAGTAAACTCCTAACTAAATTTCTTCAACAGGTGGGAATTGAATCGTATATCCTCCACCACGAGCAGCGACAATTTTAGATCCACGAAGATCTGTCCAACCATAAGAATTATCAGTAAACCTTGATGGAATATCCGATAGCTCATAGTAATCAGCAACAGATACAACTTTGTAATGCTCGAGGTTACTTAACATAATGTTAAAGATTTCCTGAGCTTCCTGTGCAGTTTCAAAGTCAACGTATTTCAACACATCAGATGTTTTCTCGGAGCGACGATTGAATTGTCTATCGTAGTCAATACGTCCACCTCCACGATGTGTGTCCATACGGGTAACATTGTTTCGTCCACGACCCCAGTATTGTGTAGGCTGTCGATGATAAATATAGTCATCGCCTAACACCGCACGCTGGATCGCAGTTGTAGTAATATCGACGAAAGTGTTTTGCGCACTTGGGATAATAACCTCATGCACGAGATGTTGTACAACGCCTTTAAATCCACCTTCTCCGAAAAATAGTAGTCCGGCTCGAGATAACAAACTAGGTTTGCGTACTCGACCTTTAGCTACGGCTTTTTGCTTTTTGCGCACTGCCGTCCCATCATTCTTTTCTACCTTAGTAGATTTTTGTTTCACCTTATTATAGTCAACCATTAATTATACTCTCCTAACATTCAATACTGCAGACCATTCATAGGTCACAGGATCCATTTGCTTCTTGACGCCGTCTGCAATATATGTTCTTCCTTCAAACCAAACGCGATTATTATAACCATTAAGTTCGGTTGCTAGATCCGCCAACGTAATATCACTGGCGTTGTCTAATGGCACAAAGAATCTACCAGTGACAGGGTTAAAATCAGGGACATACATTGCGTCATAATCTTCTAATATGACCGCCATATATGTCTATGCCTCCTTTCTGTGACAAAAAAATAAAAGAGGGTGTAATAACCCTCTAATATTGACCGATAATGTTTTATTCAAACTCAGCGTCAATTACGTCTTCGTCTTCTTCCTCTTTGGATTTACCTCCAGCGAGTAGAGAAATCACGAACACTCCAGTCGCAACAAGTGCTGTTCCAACCAAAATCTTCTTAGCCACCGGACGCCACTTCGCAATTGTCTGTGCGATAGTCGGATTTTCCGGTTCAGCTACGATTGTAGTTGTAACATCTTGCTCAACTGCAGCTTCTGCTGCTTTCACTTGCTCATCTGAGATAACCTCAGTTTGGTTTTCAACGATTTGTTCTTTTGACATTTGTTTGTCCTCCTTTTGTTTTATCGTTTCATTATCTGCTATGTAATTTCTGCGGCTACTTTTTCCAAATTTTGGTAAGTAGCGTAATTGTAAAGATGATCCATACTGCTCCAGTGATTCCAATCACCACAGATGGTCCGTAAATAACGGCTGGAAATATCCCTAACGCAATCCCGCAGATAATTGAGAATGGTACGGATAAAACCAGCACAGCAGCTGTTAAAATAATTTTAACTGTCGATGTATTCAACTTCCTTAATCTCCTCTTCAGTTCAAAATGTTTCAAACTCCTCCATATCAGAGCGTTCGAAATGAATGGTGAGGTTATCAGGGAGTTCCATTTGTACTTCAGAGCTGCAAGCGTAAAAATTATCACGAAGAGTGTCCATGTCTTTAAGTGACATTGGAATACGAATATGTTTTCTCATTAATATTTCCTCCCTAAACGGCGAATAGTGCCGTATTCATTCACCAATAAAATAGCATTGACAAATCCATCAGTAGTTGCTATACCGTAGGACTTGTCTTGAATGGAATATTGCTTGTTGTTAATAACCAGCACATACTCACAATTCAAATCCAACATTTTTAGGATCCAAATGGGCATATCCACAACAACAGAACTAATACGTCCATCAGATGTTGGGAATGTGTCCTCATATTTACCGCCAAATGTTGTCGTTGTCCCTTTATAATAAATAGACAACGAGATGTTTTGTTTCTGTTCCATGCCAAACTTACCTCAAATATGTATTATCCTGCAAAGCTTGTTGCAGAAGTTCTTTAGTTGTAGATGTACCGACGTATAGTCGATCAAACATCACATCAATGACACTCAAGAAATACTTAATAGACTCTTTATCACGTTTAACATAAGCTGTCTTACGATCTTCCTCATATGGATGGAAAGATTCCTCAGATATGTTCATACCTATGTCTTCGTAATAAAACGATTCGGTTAATGTGAGAACAAGCTCGTCCACAAGTCGTCTAGACAATTTGAATAACAACCCTTCCAAATCTATGAATTCTAGATTATCTGGAATCGTCATCATCATGTTCAAATATGACTTGTAATCTTCCTGAGCCTGATTCTCACACCAACTAGTTATAAGTCTATCGATATAGAAATCCTCGATCATGAATACGTTTTGTAAATCCATTGATCGAATATTTGCTATAATTTGTTCCTTGAAGTCATTACTAGATAAAATAATCTTTTTATCTTTCATGTTTCTTTCTGTCCAAACTTTCTAACATTTCTTTTCGCATTTCGGCCGGATTCCTGTTGAATTCAAATGTTACTGACTCAGCATCTTCTTTCATAGATTCTTCAGTTCTATCTAAGACATGCTTAAATACATCAGACATGAATTTTGTATCTTCATAAGATACGTCCGGATCATGAAATGCGTTCTCATAATATCTTGAATCTATGATGGATAAACATAGAGCATCCACAATTTTACGAGCTATTTTAAATACGAAAAGATTAGGATCGATCACAGTAATCCCATCAGGCACACTAGCGAGAAATACGTAATAAGCTTTGTAATCCTCTTGCGCCGGAGATATTTCAGTTTCAGGATCCTTCTCTTTCCATTTAGTAATCGCTGCCTCAATCAAAGATTGGTTGATATATAACATATCAGCTAGCGGCATATCCATAACCATTGTTTCAACCGTCTCTTTGAATTCGGTAGACGACATAATATAACCTTTAGTCATCTTCAACCTTTCTTCTAATTCCGAGAATATCGGAAAGAATTTTAAGACCTTCCAAAGTCATTTTGTCTTCTTCGGTCTCTGGTGTAAATACGTTTTCGCTAATTTCATAATTAGTCCTCCTGCTTATCCAAGTGATTCCACATAGTCTTGAAAAATACAAACACCAACACGGCCGCAATTACAAATGAAATTCCCGTTAATTCCCAAACTGACATATTACTTGTCCTCCTTCTTTAGTCCGTGACTATCATGTAAATACTTTTTGATATGAATTCGAAGTTCATTCATTAGTCGGTTGATGAAAATAAGATCCTGAGTTTTGTAGGAATTTGTCTTACGTTTTGGATTAAGATATTTCTTATAAGTAGCAACATCTTCTTTAATGAAGATAGCATCGCCGTATGGAGTACCTTTAGCTAGTTCCAAATAATACTCAAGACGTTCGATACAGTTCAGCGTACGAATAATCAATTTTGCTTTGTTTTTAAATCCACGTTTCATTTGTTTTCTCCTCATCTTTAAATAACAATTTATTGAAAGGTACTTTATGATGTACCAAATTTTTACTAGCTAAATATTCATAATACCCATAGTGAACCCCACGTATTGTATAACTACTTGGTTCTTTCACATATATTATTGTGAATTTGAAATGATACCTGCAATCTGAAAACTCGGATAGTAGAGGGTCGCTTTCTAATGGTTCGGAATCCATTTCATAAATAAATCCAAGAATATTGACTATACATGTAGAACCTTCTATACTTCCAACTCGTCCATAAGAAATATACTTGTGGTAATATTCTTCATGGAGTTTCTTAAGATACTCCAAATCGGACGAATGAAAGGTAACTTCTGCAGAGTACAACTTTTCACCATTAGCTAAATCGCATAAGTAATTATCATACTTACTTGACAATTTAAGTTCTTTCATCAGTTACCTCCGTATTGGAAGTAGTCTTTCACGAATTCTCGGAATGAAATATCCAAAGGATTCTTAACGTATATAAGTTCCATAATAAAATAATATGGACGTTTTGGATCGTTTGATTTATGAACTTTACTATCAATAAATGACATAAATCCGAGTATAGTTCCCGGTTCCAATTCCTTAATTCCTCGGAGACCTCTAGTCATCGACAATTCGTTGTATGCTTTCTTGTTTGCGTCAAGTTGTTCCCAAACAGCGTTTCGATCATGACCAGAAATTCTAACCGTCGCTTCGTATATATCTCCAAAATTACGACTATATCGGTATACGTCATACTCACCTCGACATTCAAATACTTCGTTAGTGTCCGTACTATTTTCTGGTTTCAATAACATATTATTCACCTTTCTGTTTCATACCGTACATACCTAGACCAAGTACTGCAATCACAATACCGCCGAATATCAAGTAAGTTTTCTCATCATCGCCAGTAGCCGGAAGTTGTTTACCTTTAGTATTTTCAGAATATACCTTAGTTTCTTTACCAGGATCTTCTGATGTAGGAACGTCAGTCTTAGGCTTGTCTTCCTTAGGAGCAGGAGTATCTAGAACAACCAACTCCGGAAGATCAAGGACAGGTGCTGGCGGCATCATTGGAATATCCTTCAAGTCAATTTCAGGCTTATCCACGATTGGTGCATCGTTAGGAATAACTCCTCCATTCCACTCAGGCTTGTCGTATTTAGGCGCATCAAATGGTACTGTGCCACCTTGCCATTCTGGTTTTGTGTGAACTGGTGGATCCAAAGGAACTACTCCGCCTTCACATTCAGGTTTGTCCACGACTGGAGCATCGTTTGGTTTATCCCATTTTGGACGAGATTTACCTTCAGCACGACCGTTACCGCCGACAAGACGAGTTTCTACTTCATGAGTAATTGATCCACCTTTCCAAGATACAGTAATAGAGTTGGTTGGATTGTACACCATTTGTTTCATTCGAGTTTTGTACTCGACCATAAGAATCTTGTTCTTAAGTTGAGGAGCGTAGGTAGAGAAACCATTTTTGTGGAACTTGGTGTTTACAAGTTCGTATGTTCCTGTAGTGTCATAATCCCACGGATCTACATTGTTCACATGGGAATATACAAGGCTGCCTTCGATGTATTCTTGATCGTCGGACCAAGTGTCTGAGACATTAAGATCAACCAAATGATCCTTCTTATAATTGATACGTGCTACCCAGTTGATAACTGATGGGTCATGCTTGTCTTGATAACCGTATTTGTAAAGTTGTTCATTAGGATTGATAGTTCCTTTAGAACCCACCTTAAGATCCACGATTGCCCCGTTAAATGAAATCTTTTTAACTTCATTCTCAGTAACAACGCTGCGATTGATTTTAGTGTGGAGATTCAAAGAAATGGATTTGTCCAGCGGATGTTCCTTGAAATATGAATTGAATACTGTAGTGACCTTATTAGAGCCAGAGTCTACATTAGCTTGACCAACTTCGATTTCTCCAGTTTCGTTGTATACTGGAAATTCGTAGTTTGTTTCAAATGTCAGTTCCTTAGGAACATTGAAAGTCATTGTGTCGTTTTCATTAATTTCGACATTATCAGGAATATCCGTTTTGATGTTTACGTTGACATCCGACCAAATGGAGTCTTCTTCACTTTTGGTGACGGTTACTTGAGGATCTGTAGCAATGAGTTCTGTAGACCCTTCTTCCTTTATCACATCCGCAAATACAGATTCAGCGACTACAACAGAACCAAACAGAGCAATACCAAGAGTCATAAGTTTAAGTGTGTTTTTCATTATTCTTTACCTCATTTTTTGTGTTATTTTTAATATGGATCAGGCTTCAACAACGGGGAAATAAGCATCCCCAATTACAAGTGAGCAGACGCTAAAGTAATAACCACCATTACCAGCATCAGCATAACATTCGGCCTGTGCAACAGGGTTTTGGTTACTGTAGATAGTTACCGTATTCTCGTTCGAGTACTCGTCATCAGCATCCTCACCATTATCCTTATATTCACCAACTTTAACGTCGGTAATAAGGGCCTCAAGTTCTACATCCTTAAATTCTCCAAATGCGCTAGCACAGCAGTCGCTATCTGTCATTTCTATAGAAACAATTGTTCCGTCGTCTAAATACAATTTCTCTTCTTCAAATTTAACAATTCTCTTGTAGAGTAATCGTTCTTTAAGTTCTTCTTTACCAATTAATTTCATTATACACCTCAAATAAAAAAGAAAGAGCGTATTTAAACGCTCACTACCAAAGTTTCAACATTTCCATCGAGGGTCGAAAACCTTTCTTCGATTTCTACCGAATAACCATGTTTTCTTAAGCCATCTCGAACTATATCGATATTATCCCGAATCGCCACGAATTCCAGACCTCCTTTTTCATTTACATATAGCTCGCTTGGCGTAATGTAAATTTTCTTTAAGCCCTTCCTCATATAGATTTCGGCAATTGTATCCTCAGCTCGTTCGACCAAAGTATCCAAGTTGTCAGTAACCAAAGTTCGATTTTCGAACATCAATTTCATTAATTTGTTTTGCATGTTAAATGCCTCCTTCTTTTGTTTTCATTATAGTGTGTGTAATTACTGCGGACGCTTAACAAGTTTAACCTTACGTCCAGAGTCAAGCACACGTTGGAATGAATCTAAGAAAGAGTTTGAGAGGAATGTTTGTAAAGCTGCTTCTATAGAAGAAGCCATTGTCAATTTGCCATCAGTAATTACTAAATGGTAGTATCCATGATCGGGATCATTAGCTCCTTCGTACATATCATATATAAACGATCTAGTTAAAAGCTCCTCGTCACTAGAATATTTATATGTTATTGTTTCTCCGTTTTCCTTATATCGTTCGGATTTAACAACGTCATCTTTGAAATATTCGATACGATCACAATCATATAATACCAGATCCATGAATGAATCGTCAATACGTGTTCTAGGTTTTAGGATTTTGGATCTTTGTTTTTTGACATTGGCTTGTATAAGTGCATTCATGTTGTTTGGTAATTTATCCAGTAAACATTTCTTGAAATCGATGAAAGTATTAAGAGCCAGCTCGAAATCCTCAATATTTGGGAATACATATTTAGAAAATAGTGTATTAGTTTTAACATAGATAACTTTATTAAGATCATTATTACGTACATTAAAGTAGATCTCGAGTCGATCGCTATCTTTAAATTCAACGCCCCGCAGTTCCTTCACATAACGTAAGAAATCTGAGAAATCGATCTTGTAAAAGATATCGCGACCAATAGCTCTAATCAAGCCAGAAGCTCCTGCATCTTTATGAATATTCAAAAACAGTCTAAGCTGTTCTTTGTTTTGAATTTCGATTTCTCCATCAGGTTCCGCACAGTGTTCTCCAGATTTGAATACACGCATTCCGGAATAATATCCTTCCTTTGTATTTTTCTTGGATGGTTTTGCTTCATCGGTAAAAGCTTTGATAGGATCGAAAGTAAGTTGTTTAATTCTATTGATGACTTCCGATACTTCTTGCGTAATAGTCTTATTATCAACCCATACAGACGCCATGAGGGCATAGTTTGACAAGTCTCGAAGTGTATCCAAGATACTTTCGTCTTTAACCTTAGCTTCAGATTTAATAAGCGTGCGAAGTCGACCCATCTTGTCCTCCATGCGAATGAGAGCAGCAATAAGTCCATATTCTTCAAGAGAAGATTCGAAAGAGTTTCCATAGTCAGCATTTTTATCAACAAATGTTTGTAACAGTTCGTCATGCGCATTTTGCATATTTTCTTTTGTAATTTTTGTCATTATCTGACTCCTTTAAATTTATTTTGAGAAAAAAAGAAAGGGCATAATAACCCTTTTACTTAAACTTAGATGATACCATACTCCAAACTTTCGAAGTAATGATATTTGTTTGTTCGAAATTAAGCACTGCTGCCATGCCTACAAAGTTGACTACAGCATTAAACGCCTTATCCCAAGTTATACTATACTTGCGTTCCTCATTCTTCAACGCCAATAGTTTAGCATACTTGATCGTAAGCTTCAACACGTCATCAGTTGTAGTGGCATATGCCATCTCGACCTTACAAAGTTCCATTTGCTTGTCAAGTCCATCATAAAGTAAATTCATAAGTATATCGTACATTAGTTTTGTACTCCTTTCTTTTTCTCATTATGATACGAGTAATTTCTGCGATCATCGATTTATTAGGTTATTAATAAGATTATAATCCGGCGCTAGCTGTCATGATAACCATACTGAAAATACAGTATTGAACAATATAACAAATGGTAAAGCGATATTGATGTATACAAGCACACGGTTAGGTTTGCTTTTCTCATAATATTTACCATCATACATTACCTTGTTCCAGTTATCAAGATCAAACGAATCTGTATGAAAACTAATCATAGTAATGCACATTAGACCGATAACTAGAATGATTGTGTAAATGATAATCCAATATACCATCACATCATGCCATTTGGATTGTTCCTTCAGAACTTCATAAGATGCGGCAATTTTATCACCGTATTTGTCTAAGAATTTTACAACTTCATCTGTCATCCTAAGCCCTCCAAATCGTCTTCTAAAAGTTTCTTAAATTGAGCTTCAGATGATAGTTCAGCCATTTCTTTATTTACCTTATTGATTTTATGAGCAATAAACCCAGCAGCACATAACGACACAAATGCTCCAATTCCTGTGAATATCGCCTGTTGCATCTCGGCACGAGCATGACCTTGTTTCATTCCATGTTCGTATGCTTTCTGCATAGTTGGATCTTCAAATTCAAATTTAGGTGATACTTTTTCTACAAAATTAAACATAATGTTACTCCTTTATTTAATATCAATCGAAGACAAAATAGCATTGTATGATTTTTCAATACTTTCTGCTTCGTTAGTTGTTACAATAATTTGTTTGGCAATAGAATATGAATTTGGATACTGCGTCAACAATACTTCCAATAGACGATATTTTCCTGTTAATTCAAGGACCATAAGATGGGCTTTTACAACTTTGGAATTGTTACCATCAGTATACTGGACAAGTTTATTAAGTTCTTCTACTTGTTTAGAATAAGCATATTGGTATATCTCCATTTGATCAGACCATTGTTTACGATGATTTCCAAAGAAGAAGTAAATCCATAAGAAAAATGCCTCAATATGAGTTTTCATTATATCACCCTTTCGTTAATAGCTTAGCGATTTCCTTGTCCTTAAGTAGTTGTTTAGCAGCATACGGCATAATGATCTTGTTATGAATAGCGGATAATCCAAGATATGATCCGTACAGCAGCAAAGAAAATGTAAACACGCGAGATGTAATGTTGCGAAGATTGGTAACATTCTTTTCGGAAAATAGTGCCAGGTCAAGAGTGGCTTTGTGGTTTTTAAGAGCAAGCTCTAAGATTTTAGGATCATTAGTTTCGATTTTCATGTTTATTTTCTCCTTTTAATAATATGTTTTCCATAGCGAAGTTTAAACTCTTCGCGAAGTTCTGGTCGTCCGCATTTGTCAAAGCGGTCTTCGTAATAACCAGCCCAGTCCAATAGTTCTTTTAAAGGTTCCATGTCTGAAATTTGGAATTGATCTTTGTCGATATGATTATATCCGCAATAGTCTCGTACTCGGACAAACGCGTAGTCGCCTCCAAGCATGACCACAAGTTCAACAATTATACCATTAGAAAATGGATAATGATAATGCGTCATAATCTTGGATTTGTTTTGAATAATGAAAGGGTTCTTCCTACCAAACTGTACTGGCCTAACATTCTTTGACATTTTGTCCTCCTTTAGTTTTTATCCAATAGTCCATTCATCTTGTCGATGACATTTCTAAGTTCTTGTTTATCTTTTTCTAACTCGCCAATACGAATTTCAAGTTGGTCAATATGCTTATCTCGGTCGTTATCCCCTCGACGGTCAAGAACCTCGAATATGCCTAATCCGAACAACAGCAGTCCGAATAAAGTAAATAATGCAATACTGCGATTGATTTTCTTCATTAGATCATCCTTTCTTTATTGGAATATCATTGGTGGATATATTCCTCTAACCCAACGATCAGTTTCTTCAAGCTTTTCTTTAGCTCTTGGTAGAGCTTTAGCTTTATCAACGAAGTCATTGGCTTTAGATAAATCATCGATCTCAAATGTAGATTCTTCTAAATTGGAAGATACGTTGTCTTTTGATGTTTTGGGAAAACTAACTACAGTGTCATATTGTCTAATATCGAGAAATCCGTCGATGCGAAAAACTGAAAGAATTGGTTTCTTATCGCGTTCCTGCATATCATATGTTAATTGGATCAGATATCCATTAGGAGTTCCGTAATAGAAGTTCTTAATAATCCCTTGTAATAGACCCATATCTGGTTCTGTCCATTGTTTTCCGTCTTTCTCTGGTGGAGATAGTGGAGAAATAGGTGTGTCTGGCATTAAGATTTACCTCCTTTGAATTCAATAATTAGTGTTGAGTATACCATATCCATATCATGGTCAATGTCATATGACCTGGTAACATCAATGGTTGCTTTATATCCAGCTTCATTTAAGTCGAACGCCAACTGTTGCATGATGATATGAACCGGGAACGTGTCTGCATTATCGTATCCATTTTCTTTTAGAATTTTACGAATATCAACAATACGTATATAGATTGGATCTGATATTGAGTTTATTAGAATTTCATTAATCCGTTCAATAATAGTGTCATAATTAAATTCCTTAGTCAATAAAACTTCCAATCGCTTACGATTAATTTCCTTAATAGGAACAATTTTACTCACCCATAATCTCCTTTCTAGGTTCATACTTTTCCTTGAGTTCCAAGTATTTGTCATAGTAATATGTGGCAGCTTCGTCACGAGTCTTCCATCGGTTCTCAATCATTTCGTATTGATGTTCTAATGAGAAGATCTTGTCTTCCTGCTTTTTGATTGTGTTTTGATACACAATATTTTTGTCATGTAATTCAATGGAATATCCAAGCAATACAATTGTAGAAATGACCACAAATGCGCTAGTTAGCCCTATTATCCGTCGTCTAATTCTTTTTCTCATAAGCTTCCTCCGCTTTAAAATATCGTGTTATTCGTAAGTCGTTTACAGTTTCAGGGTCCTTTGATCGATACTCCTTATCAAAAAGATCTAAAGAAAGTCTGTCGATATAAATGTCTGTAAACGCTTTAGAATGATTTTTGTTAGACAATCCAGGAATAAAGAACATGGGATTGAAATACCAATAACCAAGGTCTTCGTCAATATCAAACATTATGAATGGATTCTTGGCTGGATCAAATGTAACAACAGCAAATATATCATTTCCGTCACGAATCAGTTTAGCTTCTGCAATTTTTTCATAAATGGCATTGACAAATGGAATATCTTGATGTTTTAAAATATTCTCCAAACCTTCCTCTGTCAAAGAATAATCCGACATTGGAATCTTTCCATCCTTAATAACATACCCTTTATAATACATAGTAATTCCTTTCTGAAAAAAAAATAAAGGCTAATTGTTAATTAGCCTCCAAAGATTTTAAATCCCAAACTCGTAATAGTTCGGCACCAAATCATGTGTAATATTAGTTTAAGAACTCTCATAGTTCTTACCTCCTTTCATTATAGAGAATGTAATTACTGCGAAACCAGTACAAGATGCCGGATACGAATAGATTGACCATATCCTCGGTCTGGGTTTACAGTTATGTGTTCTGTGGGATCAGTGTTTTGAATCAACATACGGTCAATAGTATTTGTTGTAACAAACATATCCCAACGATATAGATCCAAACTAATGTCTATAATAGACTCGTTAGGTTCAAGTTTATGAGGAGATTGTATGAAGAATTCGCCATAAGCCTCAATACCCTCAATACTTCTATTGTGAATATTGTCATATGCCAATAGAACATCATCTTCATTAACCAGAATTGACTTAACCCGATAGTCACTATCCATTGGTCTAACTGTCTTCAAAATAACTCGAATACTTCGTTGCATATTACAATCCTTTCTTTCCAAACAAATAAGATAGCACAAATGTAGCTATCCACATTCCTCCAATAGTAACTCCTAATATATCCATAATGCCCAATCTGGCAGTCTTCCCCGACCACCGAATTTAAGTCCTTCATGTGTTAATAGTTCTTGGTACGCCATAGCTTTACCATCTGTAAATATCGTATGATCATTTGGTGCTGAAATTATGAAATGTGGCAACTCTGTGTAGTTAACACCATAGTCTAACATGTCGCCAATTGTGTGAACATAAGTTTTAATAAGTGCAAATGTATTTGGGAAGTCTTTACGACCAAGCGAAAGCATCTTAACGCTAGATAAATGACGTTGTAGAGCATCCTTAGGCACATCTATATAGATACATTTGTCGTAAGACTTTTCTGGTACTATAACTCCTTGACAGAATACTTGATTTCCATCCAAAACCATGTCTAGCTTTGTCCGGAAAGTGTCGTCATTTTGATTGTATACAACTTCAATCTTTCGAATGTAGTTGTTTGATGAATTTACAATTGTTGTGTCTGGAGTTTGTTTGCGTTTGCCGAAAACTGGAATCCTAATCTTATCAAATGGTATCATAATATCTCCTTCTTATAACTTAACTGGATCTTCCGGATCCAAGTAGAAACCTTTGTCGTATTAAAGATAGTTTCGTCGGTCCATCCATATTCTTCAGAATCGTTTTTATAATCCAAAAATGTTGCTATGGCATAATCTTTAACACTAACACATTTACAAATAGCGGCCATATTTGTTAAATGGTCTAAAAGAAATTGTGAATATAGTCGGTCAGTGTAATGTACTTTTTGAAATTTAATAGCGTTTGTCATGATATTCTCCTTTAGAACTTTATAGGTGTTGGTAAATCAAGAAAGTATCCCGATCTGTTATGAGTAATTGGCGCATTTCGAATCATAGCGTCGTCCCAGCCATGTTGTCGATCGTAGTTATTGTTCATAAAACCCAGAATAATAGAATAGTCTCGGCAGGTTACCCATAGATATGTTTTATACCATTTTAACATCTCTTTACGAATCTCCTCGACTTCTTCCGGAGTTCGTAGCGGTAGTTTGGGTATAGCGATTTTGTTCAATAAACGATCTTCGTCTATGTTCATATTAGAACCTCCTTTTTAAAAAATAATGAGACGTGTTGTCTCGAAAAAAAAGAAGAGAGATGGATTTGAACCATCGGCGAGTTCTGCAATAGAACTATTCCTCTTCATTATGAGATATGTAATTTCTGCGAAAAAGAAAGAGGACGATTAGTCCTCAAATAAATTCGTACTGTATACGATGTAAGCTGTTTTTGTTATTAATGATGCTGTCTTACTCACAAGAATAAATGTCTTCAGTCTAGAACATTTATTATTCTTCAACAATTCCATTAGCTGATTTTGTAATCCACACATTTTAATTCTGTTCACATGTAGTTGTCGACAGTACTTATCCATATTTATATCAAATGGATTACTATCTTCACAACTATCTATATAAATAGCTAAATAGTATGTATATATTTCTAACCAATCAATTGTTAAATTGATAATTTCATTTCTAGTTTCTGTCTTTTTAATATGCTCATAATCAAACGGCATATAATAACCTAAATCGCTTAGTCGCGCATGTAATACTTCATTATGTTTAAATTTCATAATTGTTTCCTCTTTTCTTATTTATTCATTATACGCCTTGTAATAACTGCGGAGAAAAAAGAATAGGCCGAAATAGCCTGTTCTTTAGAAACCTTTATTCTTTAAGGTTTTTAACACGTAATGTAAAGTTTCCATACGTTTGTTATGGTCTTCCGCGTCCTTTAGAATATACCCTTCTTTCTCGAGTTTCTTAATTCTTCCCTCCTCAAGAACGGCGTATCCCGCTAAACAGCGAAACCCAACTTCTCGTAAAATTCTTCTGAACATAATGTGTTCCTCCTTTTATATAATTAGTTTTCATTATGTCCTATGTAAAAAATGCGAAAAAAAGAAGAAGCTATTACGCTTCTTTAAGTAGTTCATATTTATTGTGAATTTCATAACAGAGTCTTCCCATTTCAATGGCTTCCTCTTGATGTTCACTAGCATACTCAACTCCTTTTTGATGGTAATAGCTTTCATCTTTCGTGCCTAATATAGTCATAAACAACATACTAATGTTTTGTAACTTCTTGTATGTTTCAGGATCGATTCTTACAGGTTCACCTTTCGGCGAGCAGTAATCGAGTGTATTATTGAACTCTCGCAAAGTATTATCAAATTCTTTGATTTGTTCTTCGGTTAATTCAGTTGTATCCCGAACGAACATCATAAGATTATTTAAATACTCACGAATAGCCAATATTTGCTCAATACCCTCACGAGCGTCAAGTTCTGTAACTTCGTTTCCTCCAAAATCAACAAATTTTAACATAGTAATGTCCTCCAATAATATATTTGTTTTCATTATTGGATATGTAATTTCTGCGGTTATTTGATAAAAAAAACAGGACCCGTGTAGGTCCTGCGGCGCGTCATTCTTCGTCTAGAGCGATAGTATTTTCGATACTTGCGGCAGTGGCTAGTTGTTTCACAACACGTTTAAGTTCCTTAATATCGTTATGCATTTTTCTGAACTCATTATTAGGACTTTCATTTTCGATCGCCATTTTAGTAAATTGGGCAAATGTAGATCCTGGTTCTGAAGAATCATTAATTTTATGAGTCTTAACCCAGTCATTCATGAATCCAGCTAAACTGATATCAGATAGTTGATCCATTACTTTAGAATAGTAATCGATATCATTAAGTTTCTGAGATACCAAAAGATTGATGTCTTCTCGTGATAATGATGGCGTAGGAGTAGGTACTGTTTTCTTATACTCTTCAATTTTAGAGTCGACGATAGATTTAACACTATCTTCCCCAAGACCGCCAGTGGCTCCGGTTTTCTTCATTTCATCATGTTCACGAATAACACGACCAAGAATATTTTCTTCTAATTCTCCATGGTTGTCATTTCGCATAAGCCATGCTGTAAACATGTCTGATAATTTAACTGGTTTGTTACGATTGCCTTTATAGTAACAAACACTACCGGTCATTGTGGCTTGATCTAGCCATCTTAGCCACATGCCATCTGGTTCTGGGTTAAGAATCCCCCACCAAGAGATATTTTCGATCGCTGTAGTTACATTGCCTTGGTACGGTTGCTCTTCATTGTAATATCCATTAACAAAATTTTGAATATTCTGAAATTTACCATCCGGGCCAGCAAATAAAGTTTTTTCAATTTCTTCTTTATTAATTACAGCGTGTGCACTAGTTTTGTCATTACCAGTAATTTCATCAATATCGATTTCACTAAGTTCTACATTAGGAATTTTGTTGATGAACACAGTGTCGGACGGATAGAATGATTTAGAATTATATGGTTTTGAGGTACTTGATTTTTCATTTTTCACCGTAAAGAAAAATTTATAACCTTCTAATGTGCTTAATGTTAGATATACATCGCCAGTATAACCATTAACAACATTTTTTTGTAATGTGATTTCTAACGGATTAGTAGCTTCTCTGATTTCTTTAGACCATATTTGCTTATCATCAAGAGCCGTTCGAACATTAGCATATAAAGTATTATGATCATTTTTCAAATACTTTTCTGGAATATGAATTTTTATAGTATCCATCCCAGCTCTTAAATCCAAAGTTGTATTAAGAATTACATTTTTTGCACTTACAACCATTAATTATCTCCTTTTTCTTTTAATTGAGACAGTTCGTTCATAGCCTCAATATATTTTTGCTTGTAATAAGCTCCTTCTGCTTTGAGAGATTCGTTCTCCCAAAGCAACGCGGACAAACGCCCGAGCAATCCATTTACGGATTGCTCAATACGTTGATTATCGTCCATTTCATAATTGTCTGGCATTCAGACCTCCTTTACATCATCTTAACTATCTGCCTGCGAATATAAGGATCCAACTTACCTTTAGTATAATGGTATCCCACAATACCCGCACCAATAGCTAATGTCTTAGCCACAGCTTTAATTCTACGCCGTCTCTTCTCTGGAAGATTTTGCCACTTGGATTTAGCATTACTTATAGAATTTCTAATACCCCACTTCATACCGCGTTTCCCATAGTGCAGCAAAATATCTTCAGAAGAGTCTACGTGAACTAATTCGCCTCGTTCATCGATAAGTTTCATTTGATCTCCTTACGCATATCGGTTAGAGTACCCCAACCTTCTGCTTTTGTAGTTTTGCCTTCTTTGTATCCAAGTTTCTTGTATACATGTCTGGCATTTGGTGAGATTTCTGGAACTTCTAAAGTAACATGTGTATGTTTACCATCTTTAGCGATCTTGTCAACTTCCTTCATTACCCGTTGCGCATATCCTTTACCTTGATATTTCTTCTTAACGCTAACCCAGTTAACATTAAGTTCTCCTTTACCAAGATTATCGACATACAATTCTCCAACTTTCTTACCATCTTTTCGGATGTTATAAGAACCTCGGTCATTGTATCCTTGTCTTGCCCTACGGGAAACACTCATAATAGCTTTTGTTAAAAGATTAGCTTTTCGAGCTTCTAATGACAGTCCGTTACCAAGATCTCTAGAACGGTGTAGGTAGTTAGGGGTCTCACGAACTTTTCGCTGACCCCATCGCATACCTTTTACACCAAAGTGTTTTATGATATCTTCAGAACTATCAATATGGATAAGTTCTCCATTTTCATTAATTAGTTTCATTCAGTCCTCCTACAGATGCCCGGCCATATCAGTAGCATCGTCTAGATAATTGTCATCCATCCATTGGTCTGATTGTGGAGAACCAATTCGAGAATAACCATTCACCTTTTCATAGACACGAACTCGAGAGCCTGCCTTGAATAGTTCTTTCTCCGGAGCTCCGCCATAAGGGGCCGCTTCAACCCAATAGTCCTCTGTGACTGTCGCTTCGTAGTAAGGTTGCTTGGATTTTGATAGTGGTTGACGAGCGTCTAACTCGCGTTCAAAAGTGTTCTGAGCAGATTGTACTACGGCTGGTGGAAGAGCAGCCTGAGGTTGTCCGCCAGTGTATCTGTAATAGTATACATAAGGACCTCCATTAATTTCCCAAAGCCAATCGTGATTGTTCTGACAAATTGTGTTATACCCATAGTTACAGTGGATAATGTTCTCACTATCCACAAACATACCAGTATGTCCTCCGGCTCCAGCAGAGTATCCCTTCTGTCCCCAGATAAAGATATCTCCGCGTTGTGTAGCGGTCTCTTGGTTTTCACCAATGAGGGTCCAACCATTACTCAACAACCAATCGTGCATAGACTCTGTCGAACATGGCCATGATAATTTAGGCATTCCAGCTTCGACACCAGCAAAATACATGCTAGAACTACAGTCGAATGAGCCAGGCCCATTTCGGTAAGTCATGGAATATGTCACACGATTTTCACGTGCAAACATCCATGCTAACCATACATTGATATCAATAGACATATTATGTCTCCTTTCTAAGTACCAATAAATTTGTGATTTCTTCTTTCATTCCAAACCGCGTTTGAAAAGTCATTATTACCGATATTCCATCCTACATTGTTTAAATGCTCCCAACATCTCCATAGAGATTCTACAGAGTTGCATAATCGTATCATGCTAATACCCTTAGAAAGTTTAGTCGGTTCGAATACGAAATGGTATATACCATCTTTACCACCAGAGAAAGCATGACCAAGTAATATTTTATCTCCAAAGATCTCCGTTTGGTCGACTTGATCGTTTGCTCGGAATATACGTATACCGGAGAAATAACCAGTGTCTTGAGATATTGTTCCGATATTATGCGAAGTTACCCCAAGACCTACAAATACTCCTCCGTAAGTATCATCGCTGAAGTGAAGAAATCCGGTGCCTTCGCCTTTTCTACGGAATAACGAGTTGTTAGCAGTAGTGAATTCTATATTTGCTGCGGCGTTGAATCTCAGATAATTTCTGTTCAAGTCAAATGTCAAACTTCCACTCTGAGATGCTAGAATACCTCCTCGAATATAGTTTGCACTCATTGTTCCGGTAACAATGTTACTAGCATTTAAGTTTATCACATTCACTCTATTGGCGTCAAGAGTACCTGTAGTAACTTTACCAGCATTGATATTCGCTATATGAGCATCCTTGATAACTGCATTCTCAATCTTAGTATTACCATCTAACCAAATAGACGATCCCTTGATACGAACATCTGTACCCGTAGCATTGATCTCGGATACAACGTCATTGTTACTGTTAAGGTTTTTAACAGCCCAAGATCCGGCTAACTGAGTTACTCGTGTAGAAATAGATGTTATCGGACTATATGGTGCCGGATCGCCAACAGTCATCATTATGTTACGGAAATATATAGAAGACGAGTGCGTATATACTATGGCAAACCTCGTAGATTTAGTAAACGTTTTGGCTGTAGCATATACTGTCGATGCGTTAACTTTTTTATAATCGGCGCCGTGTTGTTGTCGAGCCGTAGCGTTAATATTCACTGCTTTTGGACCATCGACCCATCTTTTCGCATCGAAATCGTAAAGTCCATAGTGGAAATATTGAGTTTCTGCTGCAGAGAAATAATTAGTGCCTGATGGATCTGGTTTCCACTCAAACGACCAACTAATCTTTTCATTTGCTTTTATCTCATATATGTCGATAGGTAAAGATACATACCAATAAGGTTGATTATTAGCATCTGTCGTTTCTTGATTCGGCGTGATTGTCTTTACCGGTATCGTGTAGAATCGGAATTCGGAATCGACACCATATGGACGCTTAACCACATACGGACTTGAAACATAAGTAAGATTTTGATTTATCTTCTTACGATCAACCAAACTGCCACTACTCATATCTGCAAAATCATCCGTCGACATGATATGGTTTATGATCTTAGGTGGAGGATTTAGAACCGACCCAAGTACTCCTTTGGCGAACACCTCAGTTTGGAATAACTCAGGAGTCATCACCATTCCCGAAATATTCTTCTTGATATCCGATTCAGTATTACCCATGATCCTCTCATAGACACCAATCTTATCTCGAAGAGTATTGTATTCTCCGGTTTGTGGTAATTCAGATATCTTAAGTAATGCACTTTCTGCTTTACTTAAAGCTTGTAAAGTTCTTTCTCTAGAGTCTGTCTCAGCATCTTTTATCTTTTGTTCTACCTCAGAAAAATGGTTAGCGACAGTTCTATTGACATCATCTTCGAAATCAGAGTCAACAACTCGCTTCCATTTTGATCCATCCCAAATGTTGAGCTGAACCTTACCATTACCCATGTCTTTATACCAAAGATCACCGGTTCTAGCAGAAGTTGGTTGAGTTGTTTGGTAGTTGATAATGTTATGTCCGTCTGCTGTGAGGTTGACAATCTTAGACCAGAGACCACCCTGATTGTAGAAGATGTTATTAACACTCTGTTCCACCTTTGAGTTGACAGTTGACGTTAAAGACGACCCGTAACTAGTAGATCCTTTACCATTATCAGAAATAATCATTGTCTTAATCTGTTCTTTTAGAACATCATAAGTCAACTCTCGTACTTTAAGAGTCGTAGATAGGTTCCATTTAGACACCCATACATCCACAGTATCACAAAGCCCAATAGTCTCTAAACGATTAATGGTATATTCATCGAATAAATTACTATCTCTAAGAGCAGCCATCTCAACAGTCATCTGTATGCTAGGAATATCACAACCAGGGTTTCTAGATGTGAAATAGTTTTTAGCAGCATTGTCAACTTGAGCTTTTGTAATTTCTTGATCGCCATTACCTTGTCCGGTATTTTGGAAATCACTTGAGAAATCTATAGGTCTCAAGTTCTTTTGAGAATACGAGTTGTAATGCATTGACTTAACAACATCACCAAACACATAAATCTCTTGTTGGTCATTACCATTTCCAGTACGCTTAGTATACTTAGCGTAAGGGAGTATTGCAGTGAATTTTCCCTTAAATGATATTTGAGTTTCGAAGTTCTCCATATTCTTACCTAAGCGTATCGTTGTAACGTTTTGTTTCCCACGATTTCTTAAGAAATGAATATAGTTATTTGTTCGTTTGAGCTCTCCTCGCCATAAGTCGATTAGAGATCCTTCTTCTCCAGACAATACACTTTGCATATTCCGAAGAAGAAATTCGAAATCTTTTAAGCTATCCGTTATATCCGTATAAAATTCATACGGACAAGCGGCAGCTCCTCCTACAACATTTTGTTTAGCTAGCGCAAATGCAGTGGCAGGAGTACCTTTACCTTTTGCAGCTTTAACCAACATACCGTTCAAATCATCAGTGATAGTGACGGCTTTGGCTGTAATTGTCTGGTCTTTGGTATTCTTCTTTACCTCATAAATACGAAATGCGTGTGGCAAATCTGTATCATTAGGTTTTGCGAGAATATAACGGTTCTCTTTGATTTCGGAGAACCATTGTCCACTATATGGATATTTCAACTCAAGTTCAAATTCACCATTACGAACCTCATGGACTTCACACTCAAGAGAATCCCAAAGTACACCAATACCATTTGACTCAAAGTCACGTTCGTACTGTTCATAAAGTATAGGTCTCATAGCAGATCCCTCCATCTAGGAATCATTTCGACAGTACTAATCGCACCATTCCAATTGATTTGCAAAGAGGTCTCTGCAGGAATATGCCAAAAGTCCTTTGATTTACATTTATGGTTGGCGTTCGTAATAACCCCATTATCGTTGCGATATACGAAGTACTTCTCACAGTCGATATAGATGTTTCCTTCTACTCCTGTGAATATCATCTTCTTATATCCGACAGTCATATCCAAATCGCCATAACCAACTAATATCCAAAGAGATAGAAACAGCGACAAAGAAGAGGCTTAGCTTGGTTCAAGAAGGGCGTTGGTAAGCCCCAAGAAGGGCGTCTTCAACGAGCAAGAAGGGCGTGCTCTTAAGCGCTAAGCGTAAAGTTCTGATTTCCTGTGGGTTATATGCTTGATTATAGAGGGCGCTGTAGGGCAGTTTTGAGGGTGATAAGCACGGATGTTTGTAAAGATATTTTTGTAGAGCAAAGGGAGTAGTGAAGGGTTGACGCAGTGGCACTCGGGGTATCAGATAATTCTTCTTTGTTACATTGGATATCGAAAAGTTAAAATAGAGAATAGTTCCCTCAATAATTTGGATATATCCGAATTATCTCGTATATTTGCATCTATAAACATATATACTATGAGCTTTCAGATAAAGGAGGTGAAATCCCTTTCAGGAGCTAAAGCACATATCTACTCCGTCATATTTGATGGTAACGATACAACCTTATTAGAACAATTCTTTAACGAGAACTTAACTAACAAGTACCTAAAGGTGATGTTCAACAAGATAATTGTTATGGCCAGAGATACGGGATGTCTTAAACAATTCTT